CAAGCCACCGATCTCGCCCAGGTGGATATCAATAAAATTGAAGCTGCAAGCACTAGCGTATTTGTCAGCGGTTGGCGTCCTGCTGTTGGTTGGGTTGGGGTTGCTGGCCTAGCCTACCAGTTCCTTGGCTATCCCCTGATGCAATGGGTCTGGGCGTTTGGTCAGGGCGTTGACCTGATCCCGAAGGGTCTGGCCGCACCGCCAGACCTTCAGGTTGAGCAGTTGATGACTTTACTCGCCGGTCTTCTCGGCTTCGGCGGGATGCGAAGCTTTGAGAAATCCAAGGGTGTCGCGGCGAAGTAGGTCGCGGTAGGCGTTAATCGCCGCTTTTAAGTCGGCGTTTAGCGCCTCAACCTCCGCATTAAGCAGGTTCATCCTCTCGGTTGCTTCCTTGGCAAACTGCACAAGGTTCTGGTACTGCCACGTTTCAAAATTAGCCATGCGATTCCTCAAGCAGTTGGATGCTGTTCTGTAGAAAATTTTCTTTTGGTAAATTTCTCAGGAAATAAACTGGGTCAGGTTCGTTCTTGAACTGATGCGGGCGGTTTGGTTTATAGATTGCCGTATAGGCCCACATATCTCCTCGGTTGGTGGTGACCATTCTGCGGTCAACTTTGCCCTGTTCAAAAAGATGTCTCAACCTACTGTTAAGAGACGCTCGTGTAATCTGCGGGAACGTCATCTCTGGCGTCGTCTTCTCGCCGTTTTGAATCAGAAATTGAACAATCTCATCGGTCATCTGATCACCTTCTCAATCAGGTTGCGGGTTAACCGTTTCTCGCCCAACAACCAGGATTGAATCCGGCCCATGTCCCAAGTTATCTGCCGGAACTGATTGGGTTTCTGGTAGCCTGTTGAGATCTGGCGCTTGTCCCAGTCTTTTACGATCTTGCCGTTGATAATCATTTTTTATCTTTAAGTTTCTGCTCATATAACGCTTGGTAGTAACGATCAAGCTCGTCAAATTCAAGCGGATTTCCGTACAATTTGCGAGGATCAATGGGTGGCGCAAGATACCAATCCCACCATTCTTTAGTTGGTTTTTTATCCATTAAAATAAAGCCTCCGGTACGTTGGACAAGTCCAGCTTTGGTTTACGCTGGCGTTTGATTTTTTGGACGATGTGCGGGTATGGCGGCATATGCCAGACCCACCGGACGACGCGGCCTTCATCGTCAAGGATGCCGTATCTCATAGCCAACTTCCTTTCAACACATACGCTTTTTGCCCCCGCACCCGCACATCAATCTGTCGCACTTTGAGTTTTAGTTTCTTAGAGTAGTACCGCGCTCGGCCCAGCGACGGTGTGCGGACATAGTTTCTGCTGCCATTTTTTATGGCAATCCAGCGGCACATGACGTAGTACATTTTTTTGGGCCAGCAGTGTTTCATGCGATCTTGTCCTTAAACCCACTTGTGTGTAGACGCTTAAAACAAGCCTCGCATTTCCATCTAAACCCTTTGCCGCTTGATAAAGGAACCTTGTGGCTTGCAGGGTTTACTCGGCATTGCTGGCAGTTGACGCCTTGGTAGGGGCAGTCACGTCCTTGATTGCAGTTGTTATTGCAACACTTCACTTCCACGATCCACCCCTTGCCGCCATTTGACCAGCCAAAAACGCCGCTTTGTACGCACCATCATTGGTGTTAGCGCGCAGCAACTGTTCTTTGAGATGGGTAATCTCAACCTGCGATTGTTTGGTTGATTCATCCCACGCCGCCTCCCAGGCATCCCACATAGGTGCTTCTCTTGGGTCATAACTTCCAGCCGGTGCGGTCTTGTGGATTACAGACCACCACTTGCGCCATGCTTCTGCTTTGCTCATAGCCGTGCCTTTATCAAGATTTTGAGTTCTGCGCTGCTGAACGCCCGTTCTTTGCCTTGGAAGATAATTTTCTCAGTCCAAGGTCTAGTCCACAAGCATTGAAGTTCTGGGACCGCACGGGAGTTAAGCAACTCCTCAGTTGAATACACGAACCCACCCAATCCCATCCATTGATGCGGTTCAATAAAATGTGGCACAACAATTTGCTCGCTGTTGGGCAACCTAAATACGGGTTCTAGCGCGTAGTCAGAAAAACGCTGAAGCATTTCAGCAAGGCTAAAATTTACTTTGAACTCTGGTTTTTGTTTCTTAGTCACGTGTTCTCTCCAATTTTGGTTTTGGCATCGTCAAATCCGTACCCCACAATGACCCGATGCCCGCAGCCCTGTAGGTATTCAATCCAATCCTTCTGTTCTGGTCTTAACACACCTCCTTTCTGACGTTTCATCTCAATCCACAAACCCCACGACGGCACAAACAGGTCAGGAACCCCGGCGCTAACGCCTTCGGTCTTGAGCCTTGCCGCCACGCTGATGCTTCGTTTCTCCCCGTTTGGGATAGCAAAGATGCGAACGTCTGGGTACGTCTGGCGAAACCAACGCACTAGGTCACGTTGCTCTTCATGCTCTGTTGGCATTACCATTTTCTGCTCACCACCCTAAAGAATTTTCCATCGCGCTTGTACTCGATGGATACTGGGGGAAACCCTTGGTTCATTTGCGCCACAACATAATCAACCGCGTTTGACTCGGCCACTTCGTTAATCTGGTTCAGCACCGATTGGGCCTTGTTGGCGATGTAGTACAACGTACCCAACGCCTTTTCACCGGCAAAACCAGAATGCAGTATTGGCAAGTATTCGGTGATGGGCGTGTCACTCAAACCGCCGTAGTAGGTAATTGACACCATTAGCTTGCCGCTGGCCTGACTAACGTGCCGCCGCCAAGACCAGTCGGTGACCACCATCTCGGTCCCGCTGTCACCCATAATGTCGTCATACTGTAGCTTTAGTTTCTTAGGCTCAACGACGGGGAAATTCGTTCCGCAAGCGGGGCATACGCGCACCGCCAACGCACAGATTTCGTTGCAGTTGTCGCATACCTTGACCGGGGCCACACCGTCCCCTGTACCGCCTTTTTTGGGCGGCTGGACGTTAGTAATTGGCCCATGCGTTGCAACCACTTTGGCGAAGTCCAGCACCATGCAATGATCGGTGTGGCTCTTGGGCCGCATTCCTCGACCGGCCATCTGGATGTACAAGCCAGGTGACATCGTTGGTCGAAGCATTGCGATTAGGTCAATGTCTGGGTAATCAAACCCCGTGGTCAGCACGTTGGCGTTAGTTAACGCCCTAATCTTTCCGCTTTTGAACTCCTCAATAATCTTCTCGCGCTCTTTCTTGGGTGTGTCGCCAGTCACACACTTGGATGGCACACCCCAATAGTTCAGGATCTCGCAGACATTCTCGGCGTGGGATACGCCGGTACAAAAGAACAACCAATGCTGCCGATCTTCGGCCAGCGCAATTACTTCGGACACCACTCGCACGTTCTGGTCTTTAGTGTTGACCGCCTTCTGTAACTCGCCTTCAACAAACTCTCCACCGCGCTTGGCAACGCCATCGGTATCAAGTTTTGTTGTGGTTACCTTGGAGCGCAGCGGGGCCAGATGCTTCTTGAAGATTAACTCTTCAATCGTTACTGGCTCAATCAGGGCGTTGAAGATTGCCGGTTCGTCAGTAATCATGCCGTGGCCTAGCCGGTACGGAGTAGCGGTCAAGCCAATGACACGAAGGTTAGGGTTGATGCGTTGAAGCTGGCGCAGCAGATCGCGGTAGCCGCCTGTGTCCTTGTGATTGACCAGATGGCACTCGTCAATGATCACTAGATCAACGTGGTCAATCTGCGCTGCCTTGTTCCGCACCGACTGTATTCCGGCAAACGTAATAGGCTGGTGCAACTCACGCCGCCCTATGCCCGCGCTGTAGATACCAAGCGGTGCGTCCGGCCAATGTGTGTACATTTTCTCGGCGTTCTGTTCAATTAGTTCCTTCACGTGGGTCAGCATTAACACCCGCGTCTCAGGCCATTTGGTCAGCGCATCTTGGCAAAGAGCCGCAACGATGTGGCTCTTGCCTGATCCTGTTGGCAATACCAAACAGGGGTTGCCCGCATAGCCAGCAAGAAACCAGTTGTACAGGTCATCTATGGCGCGTTGCTGGTAGTCACGCAGGATCATAAACATCCCCATTGCGCGGCCATTGCGTCGGCAATACCTTGATAAGTCTTAGAGCGTAACTTCCAACGGTCTGGACCTGGCGACAAGTAATGCAACCGCTGCCGTTCGTTGTCGGGCAGCAGTAACATTTCCGCTTTGACGTTGTTGGTCGCCGTCAGCAGAGGCAGATTCTTCAACCACAGACAAGTTCCTTTTTGTTCCATGTGGCCGAACATCCACGGTTGGACAACTTGGTCTTGCTTGCGGTTACCGATGCGCTCTTTTGCGTACTTGTGCATGATCGGGTTTTCAACGGCAATCCGGTTTACT